GCACTCCATCTACTGTTGCACTTTCGTATTCAGTTTTAAATTTACTTTCTAAACCACCACCTAAAATTGTAGCTTTTGTTCTTTTAAAAACCTTGTTATAAAGTCTATTACCGCTAAACAGTTTATTATCTCTTACATATTTAGATGCGTCAGCCCAATCGTTTGTTGAGCTATCTAAAGCATCATTCATTGCTTCTTCTGATATTTCTGCCCTTCTTTCGTCAATTTTAGTTTCTATAAACTTTTCTAATACTGGATTTATAACCTTTAAAGTTTCGGCAAGTGCCATCATATTAGTTTTAGGCAAAACCTTAACAGGTTCTACAAACGTATCAACTGGTTGTGCAAACGATTGGTAAGCAGTACTTTGAAAACTTGATGACATAGTTTTAACGATTTACAGCAATTTCGGTTTGCAAGCCACTTGAAGCTGCACCCAATAATACTGATCCTAGAGAAGGTATTTGATTATATGCTTGTTGTGTTTGGCTTCTGTATTGATTTCTTATATTTTGATATTGTGCTTCTGTCTGCTGTATAGACCTTGTATGCTGTCTTCTTGCTGATTCTAATGATTGTCTTATAGATTCTCTATAGTTTGCTGCTTGTCTTTCGTTATCCTGTAAAATCAAACCAAAGCTTACACCTGATCTTTCTGAAGCTAAGAGTGAAGCCCTAGCTTTCAAGGCATCAATACTTTTAGCAAATTTATCTTGTGCAGAAGTTTTTTCTTTATCACTCTGTTGCTCCATTAATGCTGCTTGTTTATTTCTTTTATCAGTTTCAGCATTAGCTACACCTGCCACCTCTGTTTGATACGCTTGGTCAGCAGCGTCTTGTGCAGCACCACGCATAGCAAGCCCTTGAAATAAACTTATACCAGCACTAGCAGCAACAAGACTACACATTTAAGCGATCCTCAGAAATTCATAGAATGGTTTTTCATGTTGACCATACTTTTCGTGATAATTTATAAAAACAAAACCGAGAGCTTCTAACCACTTTATAGCAGTATGATTCTCTGCATATACAAAATTATATAGGAGTTTATAAGATTTCAACAAACTGTCTACCCATTTTCTACCTTTTCTTATTAGTTGTATTTTATATTTTTTATTAGAAAATAATTCGTCAGTACAAATCATAAATATACAACCACCTTTTATTACTCCACATAATCCCATAGGCTGGTCTTCGTCACCAGCTATTGTTAAAACTTTTTCACCAAACAAATAAGATAAACGTAAGGCATCTTCAGCGTCTTGTCCTGTCTGATATAAACCTTCAAGTCGATCCATTTGTCTCATGTTTTGACATACATAATTAAGATCTGATAGTTTTGATTTTCTTAAATATCCCATCAAGTTCTTCTACTCCTCATGTGAAATACTCCTTCATATTCTGCACTAGCTAATAAAGTAGGCAAGAACGTATTGTTTTTTACATCTATATCCACTCTATCTGACTTACTCATAATAGGCACTTTAAATGTACCTGTATCTAAATTAATTTGACCGATAGAAGCAGACGCAGCACCAAGTAAACGACCAGTAAATTTATGTAGAGATGTGTCTCTATTCTCAGGTGTTACTTCTACTTGAAAAAAACCAGAATCTTCATACTTAATATAAAAATGATGTATTTGTAATCGACCACTTATAAGCTCAGTAGCACCTCCACCACCTTGAGTTAATCTTTGTTGACTAAATCTATAGTGCATTTCATAAGGTTCACCAATTATAAATTTACTATTTCTGTAATCACCTGCTGCAACAATCGTTGAGGTAGATCCATTTGTATTGTTGTTAGTATTTAAGACTTGTCCTGATTTAAGTGTTTGTGTATCACCTTGACTATCAACAAAAGTACTTGTTTCATTGCTGGCAAGATACCGACCAATAACATTCATATTTGCTCTGAGCCTATATGGAACAGTAAAAGTTGTAGTATCAATACTAGAGTCATAAGCAACAGACACACCGCTAGTAGCTTCAGTTACTTTATGGTCTAAATGATATTCAAACTCTGCATTAGGTTCTCTAAAGTTAGTTTCAAATGGTATTTTTTCTAAAGTTACTTTATTAGCTTCTTCTATAACCATTATTAAATCAGTTCCAATAAAATCAATATTTAAAATAGACCTATTACTATTTATTGTGTAAGTAAACCAAGCGTTCAATGCTTTACTAAACCCTTCACCATATAGCCATCTGTTTACATATAACTTGTTTGGATTTTCTGTACCAAGCAAAACAAGAATATCTTGGTTGTTTGATACTGCCATTTTAAAAATGCCACTTGGTATTAGTCTTGGAACATGAATAGTTGTATTTGCAGCGTCTTGGATCTGTTGAT